TGTAAGCAAATACAAGCACATAAATTTATGATATGTCCTGAAGGTAATGCTGTGGATTGTCATAGAAACTGGGAAGTCTTATTACTAAAACGTGTGCCTATAATGAAAAGGAATCCATACCTTGAGGAATGTTATAAGGACTATCCTATACTATGGGTGGATGATTATGCTGATGTAAGTAAAACATTGTTAGCAGAGAACGATGATTTGTTTATACAAAGTAGAAATTTGAATATCAATATGCTAGACTTGTATAGTCTATTCAACAGGGCGGTAAACCGTGCTAAAAATACCTGATGTTACCCTGCTGATGTTGGCAGATTTAGATCTGCCAGATGCAGTTTACGCAATAAATAAATCATGTGAATCTATAGAGTGGGGTGCTGCTAAGTTTATAGGTAGCAAGAAACCTGATGGACTTTGTGATCAGGTTACCTATGAAGAAACTTATCCTATACAGAGCATCAATGACTTTAATTTTTATTGTATTTACAATCTTACTAATCACGTCAGGACCTCGCACTGCCTTCTCATACATCCAGACGGCTACGTTATTCGTCCTTATTTATGGGATAATAAGTTTCTTGATTACGATTATATCGGTGCCCCGTGGAGAGATGACCCAAATGCCTATCTCGACCCGTGGGGAAGAAACCAACGTGTCGGCAATGGAGGATTTTCCTTACGCTCCAAGCGTCTTCTCGAAGTCCCCAGTAAAGTCACCGTCCCTTGGGAAGTAAACGAAGGAACCTTTTATAACCATCAAAACGCTGGACTATATAATGAGGACGGGAACATATGTTGCCACAATAGACACATCTTTACGGAACAAGGATGTGTGTATGCTCCCGTCGAAGTGGCAGCAAGATTTTCAAAAGAGGTGCACTGTCCAGAACATGACGGTATTGAAACCTTTGGATTCCATTATCATTTTCAAGATATACGATGAAGTCAGCGAAAATATATCCACTATGGTGGAACCCTTGGGGTGATCAAGGATTAGATTTTGATTGTAAGGTAAGCATTTCTATTGACAATCTTACATATGATAAGAATGCAGATTATAAAATATTATTTTTAGCAGAACCCTTAGCAATTTTACCCACTGTGAGTGAGGGTGCGTTGAGGAACGCATATAAATTTGATAAAATATACACATTTACACAGTCCATACTAACAAAGTATCCTACCGCAGAATTATTTGAGTGGGGGTCTTGTTGGTTAGACTTCAAGGATCTAAAAATCTCAAAGAAAAATAATGTCTCTTTTGTTACAAGCAGCAAGAGTCAGAGTGTAGGGCATCAGTTACGATTACAGATCAATGACATGTTGAAAAAAATTGATGTATCTAATGGTCTTCAATACTATTCGCACCTGTCTCCCCCATTTCATCAAAGAAGAAATGATTTTTTTGAGTCGTCAAAGTTTCATATCGCAGTAGAAAACTCTAGACAAAAAAATTACTTTACTGAGAAACTTATAGACTGTTTTGCCTCAAAAACTGTACCAATATATTATGGTTGTCCTAATATAGGAGATTGGTTCAATATGGATGGTATGATAACTTTCCAAGACCTTGATGAATTAGAACTAATCATTAGGAAATTAGATGCAGATGCATATAACTGGAGGAAAGATGCTATTGAGGAAAATTACGAGATTGCTAAAAAATTTCATAGTGATAATGACGTAGTTCCTAGACTAACCCGTAAAATTATTGAGGAAGTGAACAATGCCACTTAACGGATCTAATCAAACCAATTATATAAAAAAGGACTATGAATTTCTAAAGGTAAAACCTGAAAGAATGAGAGATCTGAAAAAAAATTACTCTCAAGTATGGCAAGATATATTTGCATTGGTTGTCAATGATGCAAAGGTCGATGGCACATTCTTAGAAATAGGTGGTGCTCAACCATTCATAGGTAACAATACATGGTTACTAGAAGAAGGTTATAATTGGAGAGGATTATCTATAGAACTAGATCATAATCTCTGTGATATGTGGAAAGGATATCGACCTAACACCAAACTTTACGAAGCAGATGCAGTGGAGTTTGATTACGTCAAGGCAGTAAATGATCTTGGTCTACCCAGACACATGGATTACCTATCATTTGATCTTGAACCACCACAAATCACACTTGATACATTGAAAAAATTTCCACTTGATAAATTGTCGTTCAATTGTGTCACCTATGAGCATGATATGTATCGTCAGTGGGGCGATACAGCAGGACATCGTGATATATTTTCAAAATATGGTTATGATTTAGTTGGATTTCAGATTCATAATGGTCCTTGTTGTATGGAAGATTGGTACATACATGACAGTGTACCTCTTGAGATAAGAAACGCACTTAGAAGTTACGCATGTCAACCGTATGAAGTTGTATTAGATCTATGAAAATATATTTTGATGGATGCTCTTGGACTTGGGGTGCTGAACTAAAAGATCCATTTCAATCACGTTATAGTAAAATAATATGCGATGAACTGAAGGCAGAGGAGTATAATATTTCTAAGAAAGGTGCGAGTAACAATCGCATTACAAGACAATTATTAGTTGACCATAAAAATATTAATGAGTTTGATCTTGTCATCATACAACTTACATATCCACAGAGAGAAGAGTACTACGATAAACGAGAGAAAAAATTTAGAGATTGTACAAATTGGTCGCAGGTTGCAAAATTTTCTTTATCAGAACTATCAAAAGTAACATGGTGCAAGAAGTTGCGAGATAAAATTATAAACAAAACAGAACTTGATCCAATAGATAAAGCATGGTTAGATTATTACAGATACGTATATGAGGATGAGTATGGTGATGCTTATGAAGATATGAATGCGACAGCGATAAGAAGTTATTGTAAAGCAAATTCTGTGCCCTTGATATTAGCAACAACTAAAAAAAAGAAACATAGTAGATTGACGTACGACGTTTGCTGTGGTGATGTGCCAAGAGCAAGTGGTGGTCATCCTAATGAGGAGGGTCATGCTATAAATGCTAAACAAATTTTAGAATTATTATGAAAGTTAGTTATTGCATTCCAACCCATGACGGAAATAAAAAATGTCAACAGTATCTTTTTGATATTTTCTTTGCATTAGAACATCAAACCAATAAGAATTTTAACGTTTGGATTTCAGATCATAGTAAATCGGATAAAATATTAAAAGCGTGTGAGGAATATGCTGATTTATTTGAAATCAACTATGTAAAAAATGATTTATCTTTGGGGAATATTAGTAGTAATACTAATAATGCAATGCTATATGCTGATGGTGACATCTTGAAGGTATTGTTTTCTGATGATATTATTCTCACTAAAAACTTAACTGAAGAGCTTGACAGAGCATTTACCACAGGTGTAAAATGGGTTGTAACTGGTTTTGCTCATACTATTGACGATGGTAGGAGTCATTATAATCCAAAACTTCCTGTATATAATGACAGATTACTTGAGGGTATCAATACATTAAGTTCACCCTCCATCCTTGCAGTTCGTAAAGATTTGAAAGAGTATTTTGATGAAGATTTAGTTATGTTGATGGACTGTGATATGTATTACAGACTCTATAAATATCATGGAGAACCACTGGTGTTACAGGATTATCACATCTCAAATAGAGAGCATCCTAACCAAACTCAAAGAACATACGAGCACCTCCTACCAAAGGAGATTGAATATTTGAAGAAAAAACATTTATCATGACTATAGGATTCAACCACCTAGGAAGACATGGAAGACTGGGCAATCAAATGTTCCAGTATGCAGGACTACGAGGCATCGCTGCTCATCGTGGTTTTGATTTTATGATACCATCAAGTGATTTTAAGGATCCCTATCAAGATCATCAATTATTTGAGGCGTTCAAACTTAAGGGTCTTACAAACATAGGAATATGTGCAGGTCCTTATGTACAAGAGGCACACTTTCATTTTGATCAAAATTTATATAACAATATGCCTGATGGTCATAATGTTTTTGGATATTTGCAAACCACAAAATATTTCAATATTATAGAGAAAGAAATAAGGGAGGACTTTGAATTTAAGAATAAAATTATGTTACCATGTGAAGAGATGATAGGAACCATTCAAGACCCCATCGCTTTACATGTCAGACATGGTGACTACGGTTGTGAAAATCATCCTATTTGTTCTAAAGAATATTATGATACTGCTCTGTCAAAATTTGATAGTAAACGCACCGTGGTTATTTTTTCAGACGATCCTGAATGGTGTAAATCTGAATTTTCTGGTGATAGATTTCTTATCTCAGAAGGTGGTGACAATCTCGCAGATTTATGTATGATGTCTTTGTGTTCTGATTTTATCATTGCTAACTCATCGTTCTCGTGGTGGGGATCATGGTTAAGTAAGAACCCAAACAAAAAAATTATTGCACCAAAAAAATGGTTCGGCACTGGTTATACAGCAGCACATGATACGTCTGATTTATACTGTGACAACTGGGAGGTATTATGACAGAAAGACCACCATCATACGATCTTACTAAGTGCACTTTTATAATACCACTTAGGATTGAGACTGCTGATAGAATGAGGAATATAACAACATCATTGATATACTTACTCAGTAATTTTGACACTCATATTATTATAAAAGAGTTTGATGCTGAACCTATCTTTGATCTACGTGTTGTCCCCATGTTGGAAGAAATTCTTCCTTATGAAAAATTGTGTAGGATAGATCATCAGTTTGAGAAGACAAATGAATTTACCTTTCATAGGACAAGATTACTCAACGATATGTTGTGGCAAGTTAAAACTCCAGTTACTGTTAATTATGATTGTGATATCATGTTACCTATTGATTCATACATATATGCTCAAAATATGATAGTCAATCAGTATAAAGAAAATGAGAACTCTACCCCACCTAAGGTTGTGTACCCCTATGGATTTGGTAATTATCAACATCAATTACATGTAGGTGATAAGGAGGTAACTAACTTCATTAACTCTGGATTTGATTTCAAAAAATTTGAAGGTCATATCAGACAATGGGATGCTAAGTATGGTTTCTGTCAGTTCTTTGATACTGATGAGTATAAAAGATTAGGTGGAGAAAATGAAAATTTTATTGCCTATGGATACGAAGATGATGAGAGATTTTTCAGATTCAATATGCTATCCAGTGTTGCCAGAATAAATGATTTTAT